TATTGCTCGTGTTGGACCAAGCGGCTCATGCTGTCCTCCCGGCGTTGTGCGGGTTCGGCGCAGGAACCGCCCACTTGATCTGGCAGCCGAAGCGGAACACCCAGCCGGTGCGGCGCTCACCCCGCTCGCCGCGCTCGTAGGCGTGCACGATGTCGTCGAAGCGGTCACACATGGCGTTGTGTTTGACGATGATGCACGGTTGCTCGGTGTCGCCCTCGACGCGCAGCACCTCGATGCCGTTGGCACGGAGCCACTTCGCGCAGTAGTCGGCCACTTGGGCGATCTGCAGGCGTTCGACGGCGTTCATGGCTGTATCCCCGCAACCAGTTTTGGGTATTGCCGCACGTTGCAGCGCACGATTCCGCCGTCTCCGCTGTCGATGCCGATGGCGCGGCCGTTGAGGCATTGGGCGAACGCTTCGTTGGTGGCTTGCAGGTCGGCGTAGTGCTGCGCGAATCCGCTCGCCTGGTCGGCGATGCCAGCCAGCACCAAGGCAACCACGGCGGCGACCAATGCCCAGTACAACGGCGCACTGCGCTGTTCGAGGTCGGCCATGATGGCGTTCTCCTGCTCTGCTTGCTGTTCTGCGCGGATGCGCGGTGCGTGGTCGATCATCATTTACCTCCTTCCTTTCGGTTACAGGTGCGGCACATGCGGCGGTGTGCCAGGCGAGCCGGGTCGTGTGCCGGGGTTTCTGTGGAATGCACGGCACGGCAGTCTTCTGCGGTGATTTCGATGTTCAGATAAGGGCATGGCCAGCGGTCGAACACCTCCAGAACTCGCGCGGCGATCTTGTCGGGCTTGCCGATGTAGATGCCGTTCATAATCTGGCTGACTGCGGGACGGGAGTAGCCGAGTTTTGTGGCCACGGCCGTCTTGCTGCTGGCCCCAACAGCCTGCTCCAGCAGCTTGAACCAGCGCTCTTCCTTGTATGGCATGGGGCGGTCTTGGTTCATACGGCCTCCGTCGCTTCGAGCGCATCGTCTTCATCCTGCTGCCAAACGATCTCGTGGATGTTTGGGTCGTAGACGGCCTTGAGGCGCGTGATCATTGGCGGACGCGGGCCTTTGACGCGGCTCTTGAGCAGCCGGTACTTGGCCGCGATGCCGCCATAACCCTTGCTCTTGCGTTCCTGCTCGACCGTTAAATATCCGGCTCGCAGCAATGCCTGGCAGTAGGATTTAACGGTCTGCTCTGTTGCGCCTGACATCTCGGCCAGCAGGCGGTAGGTGAAAACATTCAGGGCCTGCATGGCACCCCACATGGCTTCGTTGACGCGCCCGGCTAGAACTTCTTCCCCGCGCTTGTTGATGCGTGGAGCTTCCGCGCCGCGATCTACAACCAGTTTCCACAGGGTGCATACATGTCGCGGCGTGCTTTCGCGCACGATCACGATGATGCTGGCCTTGGTCAGCGCACGCAGGTAATCGCGTGCGGTGTCGTCGTCGATGTCGCCCGGTGTCACGTCCTTCTGGCCGAAGTCGCCACCGTGGCTGCGGATCAGGTCCCAGATGCGCTGGCGCTTGGTCTTGCCGCCAGACAGTTCGAGGTGGATGGGTTTAAGCGCCATAATATGGCTCCACTTCTCCCGCTGCGACGAGTAGGTCTCTGGCTAGTTTTTTAGCTTCGTCCGGCGACATAAAAGCGCAAGCCGCGCCCCACTTTCCGCCGAACACACCGCCGCTGACGGTCATGCTGATATAGCCGTCTTCCGCGCGCGGAGAGGCATTGAAATCAACCTCCACACCCCCTTCTCCACCACGAAGACAGGCGGGGAATGTGTGCGCTTCATCGTGAATTCGAACAATCATCTCGCCCCTCCTTTATTCCAACGGAATCGCACCGCGAATCCCCCGTCTCCCAGCATTTTTGGTGTGTTCCATCCCGGCGGGTCCTGAAACCAGATGAAGTGCCTGAACAGCACACCATCTATCACGTCGTATTTGTCCGTTGCGGTGGCGATGGTCTCCGGCTGATCCTCGAACACCTGCACACGCTCCCCCGGCTTGGCGCTGGCCGCCACATCCCAGATATAGGCTTGTTCCATCACGATCTCCTCGGCGGTTCGCCGGTGTGGATCGCGCGACTCCCCCATAACTCAAGGGTAACGGTCTCCCAGGCGTTGCTCATGGCTTCTTCCTGGATGGTTTCGAGGTTGGTGCTGATGCGGCGCACGCTGCCGCGCGCCTTATCCACCAGCCTGTCGAGCAGGCAGTCGGCGACGGTGATGTGCGGGCAGTAGAGTTTGGCCAGCTCGCGTGCGTCATCGACGGATGCGGGCTGCGCGGGATACCAGTCAAGGATTCGGCCGTGGAAGCGCTCCCACTTCTTGAGCTTCTGCGGCAGAGCTTCTTCGCCGATGATGAGGATGGCGGCCTTGCTGCCTTCGTACAGACTGCGCACCGCCTCAACCAGGTTCTTATCCACCACGTAGTCGAACTCGTCCAGGATCAGCGGGCGGCCGCTCTGTTCGAGCTGCGCCACCACCATCTTGGCCATCTCGTCCACGGTGTCGCCAGGCTTGAACTGCAGGCCGAGCGCGCGGCAGATGTCTTTGAGCATGGCCTTCTTGGTCCAGAAATCGGATGCCTGCACGTAGTAGGCGCGATTGCGGGCGGTTACCCATGCAGCGGCCATGCTCTTACCGTAGCCGGATGGGCCGTTCATCACCACCATGCCGGGCTGGTGCATGCCGCGACCAAGGGCGCGGCTGATGGCGCGTTCCACCACCGCGATGTTAGCCAGCGGGGCGATCCCCGTCGGTGCTGCTTGTGCGCTGCTGTTGCTTTGTTTCATAATGGCTCCTGTAGTTACCTTAAGTAAGTGCTACTGCTTCATAGGCCCGTCAGAGTTGCTGCTCTGATGGGCTTTCTTCTTGGCGCTGCTGGCGCAGTGCCTTGAATCTGGTGAGGTGCTCGAACTGGCGCTGGAAGGTGACCAGGCGCGGATCACTGATCATCCCGCCAGCGGCCAGCAGATCCCGCTGCCGGTACCACAGCTCCACCTTCTGCTCAAAGGTCATCATTTCGATCGGATGCACCTCCGCGATAGGCTCGACCTGCGCGCCTTGCGTGTTCAATAACCGCCGTGCCTCGGCCATGAGCTTGGCGTGCTCCGGCGACAGTTGCGGCGCTTCCTGCGCCTGAATGACGCGCTCTGCCTCGGCCAGTGCAGAGGTTCGGTATTCTTCCGCCCGCTTGGCCAGTACAGTGACCTTGCCCGCCTTCTCGGCGCGCGACATGAGGATCTCCTTGACCAGGTCGCCGGTGGACATCGGCAGGGCATGCTTGGCGGCGCGGTATTCCTTACGCTTGGCGGCGATGAATTCCTTCTGCTTGGCGCGACCGTGGGCGGCGACTTCGGCGCGATCCATGCCGGTGCGCTCCGGGCATTCGGCGATGCACAGGAACTTGCCGTTGACGTACACAATGAGCTTGCCCAGGTCTTCGCTATGCCGGATGTCGGCCAGCTCGCCGATGTATTGCGGCAACTCGGCGTGAATATAGGTGGCGTTGTCGTAGCGAATGCCCTTCTTGGTGATGGTGGGCATCTTTCCTGCCGGCTTGGCCAGCAGGATGTCGAGCGCGCGTTCGTTGGTAATCTGGCGGATGCTGCCGGTGTAGCTGGCCACCTTTTCCAGCGGCGACATACCCAAGGAGCGGTGCTCGCGCACCATATAAACCCCATCAATCCATTGGTCAGTCAGCCGCTGCAGCTCGGCAGCAGTCATATCCACTTTAACGACGGAGTTCTTCTTGAACAGGTTCTCGGCAAAGGTACGCTTTGCCTCGATTTGCTTGCGCTCGGCGACGTTGTGGCCGATGAAGTTGTCCAGCAACTCCAGTATCGAGTGTAGGTATGTCTTGATGAATCGCTCTACATGGCCTTTTTGCCAAGGCGAGAAGGGAGTGCAGAAACGCTGCTCTACGCCGATCTCATCGAAGAACATGCGCATTTCACGGCTCTTGTAGTCGCTACCGTTATCTGTGTCGGCTTGCCCGTCCAGCATCCCCCAGTCCATGATGGCGGAGCGCAGCAACAACTTGTTGGTTTCGGTGCGCGGCGTCTTTGAGAACAGTATCTTCGGACGACGCCCCCAAATGTCCAGCACCACGCTGGCGGTGTGACGGCCATCTATCAGCTCCCAGTCGGCGGGCGTTCCATCCATCTCCCAGCGCTGGTTTAGGTACAGCACGTCTTCGTCCAGCCGGCCAAGGGCAGACAGGTAGTTGTTCTTCCATGCGTCCGGGTTGGTGATGGCCATCAATGCTTGCTTGTCGCGACTTTCAAATGCGCCGCGCCAGCGGTTCAGTGCCCAATAAGAGACAGTCGGCCACGCGATGACCCCGGTTTCTTTGTCTACCGAGAATGCATTGATCACATCGAGCAGGTGCGTGGTTTTGATGTGCGGCTTCTCGGCGATGATGGCGATCAGCGCCTTTTCCAGCTCCGGATGCTGCTCGATGATGCTGTGGTTGCCGCCGGTACCGCCACGGGTGGCGCGGTGATCCACCAGGGCGACTAGACCGCGCTTCTCATTGTTCAGCACCCAGCGCTGGATCGAGCTCATGCTGATGGTGGTGTACTTTGCGCGTACCTCGTCGGATACCTTGATGCGCTTGGCGTTGTAGTCATCCGAGAACGCCTTGAACGACTCCTTGCGGCGCATGATCTGGCCGTTGCTGTTGTGGGCCTTGAAATAGTCGCGGTAGGCCAGCACGATGTCGAAGCTCGCCCCGAGCTTTTGTTGGCCGGTGACCGACAATGAAGCCATCAGGTATTCCACTTGCACCTGCGCCCTGGCGTGTTGCTTGGTGCGCGCCTCAATCTTCACCGCTGCCATCGCAGCGCGGGCAGCGGCAGCAGCAAGGCCGTCTTCCTTGATGGCGCGGCGCGCGGCGATCAGCTTGGCAATCCTGGGTGGTGGGGTGTACTCAATTCCGCCACCACGTCCGGTGCGCTTACGGCCTTCCCACCCGCCCGTTTTAACAGTATTTGCCCACCCCATTTTAGTGGTTGGCAACCCCGGCAACTGCATCGCCGCCAGCTCAGCGCAGGAATAGTGGGTTTTCATTTCCGGCCCTTCAACTTGAAAACAGCTTCCAGCGCCTTCTTGCGCTCGGCTAGTTCCTTCTCTTGCTGGTGCAGCTGCGCCCACTCCAGCAGCGCGGCATCCTCACTGCTGACTACGCGCCGCCCGCCGATCTTGTCGGCGAACAGTCCGATCAACACGTCTTCTTCCACTGCCTCATCGAACGCCATCGCCCGCATGAAGCTGATGTCTCGGGCAGGCTGGCCGTGCGCTTCCGCTTGAGAGGTGTGCGAAGGAGCGGTGTATCCATTCAGGGTGCCGACGCTGATCTTCTCGCCCAGATAAGCGCTCATTCGGGTGGCGATCTCTTCCCGGCCGATACCTTGCGAGAGCGCGCGCTTCATGGCCTCCGCCATCGCGGCGGCGACCTCCGCGCGACAACCAAGTGAGCCGTGGCGGG